CTAGCTCCTGTGCCTTTTCAACTCCGAGGTCTGTAAGTCTCTGTATAAGTTTCTCTGCGCATTTGTGTATACGCTCTTTCCGCTTTTCCAGTTTCTTAATGGCCTCATCTATGCTGTCCGGGTCAAAGGGATTGATCGTTATTTTGTCCTGCATGGATATTCCCCTTAATCTTCCGTATCGCCCATAGATTCTGTTGCAAATCATGTTTCGGGCAGACACATATATAATCTGGTTCTGTGTCCGTGGACCCATCCTCATTGAGAACAGGAACCACATCTATGAAGAGTTTTGAGTATTCATCAATCGGCAATTTCTGTACGGTTGATATGGTCTTGTCATAGACAATATCTTTACCAAACGGAGAATCCTCTGCATTTCCTGAGTTCGGACTTACTCTCGCAAGCACACGAACCGGATTTGAATACTTCGGTATGCTCTCCCCAGTAAGGTTGCCATCCTCGTCCACTTCATCCACCGTTCCGTCATAGGTCTGGTAATAAAAAGGGACTTGGTTCAATCTGAGGTCTTTAAGTCTCAGCTTCGGCATTGCCATCCCTCCTTAACAGACCGACATAGGTTTTGGGTGGGATCTTCGCCAAGGCCAACTCAATATCTTTCTTGCCTGTCTGTCCCCAGTTCCGGGTAACTCCAAGTTCTGTGTGAGATACAAGTCCGCCCCTCGCATCGTCAGAGTTTATGGCTTTCGCCAAATCATAGATTTCAAACTCATACCGGTTATAAAACCTCTCCAACTCTGCCTCTGTCGGAATATCATCATCCGCCCAAAAGTGTTGATTTGCAGCCTGTTTCTGAGCTTTCACAAGGAGGACGGCAATCTGTTCGTCAGTGAGAGTTTCATCATCTAAAATGATTTTCAACAATTTAGCGTCCATAATCCGTCCTCACTTTCTTACCCTTGCTGAGTTAAAAACTCTGCGATCAGCTTTGCTTTTACGGTTTCTTTCATGTCATACCCACGTTCCGCTGCGATAGCCTTAATCTGTGCTACTGTCAGAGCGTTAAGTTCTTCCTCTGTGTACTTCTTACCAGTAGCCGTCTCTTCTGAAACCGCATCCGCTGATGTGGAAACAGAAGAATCAACTACCTCGGAACCACCGTTAAGGGTATGACCTGTTATTCCCCCGTTGTACCGGCTGCCGTGATCTTGCTAGGAAGATCTGTGGAAATATTAGTGAACTTCGCACTCATCCACTCAGGACCGTGATCCAGACCGATCTGACCGAAGATCTGATAAGTTTCTCCTGCGCCTGTCTTAGCAAGCTGCTCTAAGAAGAAATTACCCTTACCAGGAACCATCTGATGAACAGGAGCCATGATGGACGGATCGAACAGAACGGCAGTACCGGCAGGCATGGTATCGAACAATGCGACTGCCACCTCTCCAAGAGGGGTAACTACGGTCTGTAACTTGATACCGTTTACTTCTCTTCCGAGAGGAACGATAGTCAGGTTGTTCTGCTGAGCGTCAAGGTTGAGCTGTAACATAGTGGTTGCATCTACACCGAGAACGATATTGTCTGTCTTTGCTCCCTGATCGTGAATGGACTTTAATCCCTCTGCTACAAGCCAGTAGGTAAGAGGTTTCTTTGCGAGATCGAGTATATTGGTTGTAATCGCAGTCAGAAGTCCTCTGGTCTGGTTTGCCTCTGCATCAGTAGTAGCTTTCGCATACTTACCATTGATGAAAGTGAACTCAATATCCTGTGCGATCTTCGCCATTCTACGAGATACCTGGAACGCAAGTTCATCCATAGGATTTGCCTGCTGACCGGCTACGTTGATACCCTGCAGTGTACCCATGTTGCTCTGCTTTCCATAAGAAATCGCTACGGACTTCTGGAAGATCTGAGTTACGTTGGTAAGCTGACTTCTGGTTACAATTTCCGGCTGTGGAGCGGTAAGGGATGCTGTTTCAGAAATCTTAGGCTGTTCGCCTGTTTCTGTGTTGTACTCCTGACCGCAAGTAAACTCTACATGATTGGTTACGAGAGGTCTTGCGCCAATCATAGTAGAGAACGGTGTTGCCTGCTGCCCTTTAGCGAATAACATTCCGCTAAAATTAGGAACAGCGAATGATGTTGCTGTGCCCTGTGCCATAATTCATTACCTCCTTAAAAGTTATGCCTGCTGATTGTTAGCGGCATTTTGACTTAATATTGCAAGAACGGCGGCCTGTGTATCGCCTGCGTCCATTGCCTGCTTGATCTGTGCTGAATAGTCAACCTGACCTACGTTTCCAGACTGCGGTGTAGGCATCTGAGCTAAATACTGTGCGCGGATTTCAGACTCTTTCTGCTTATCCCTCTCTGCCATGAACTTAGAGATGTTTCCAGTAACGACATCCATATTTCCCTCATACTCTGCCGTTGCTGTTGCCTTTGCCATTTCGGTAGGCATACCCATTCCTAAGTAACGCTCCGATGATTCTGTTACCGACTTGAACTTTTCCAGTTCCTTGACATAGGCATCTCTCTGTGCCGCCTGTTCTGCCTTTGCTTCCGCTTCCTGTTCCTCGGCTGTCTGCTTAGCTCTGAGCTGTTTTCTCAGATTGCCCTCGGATGTGCATAACTTGTCATTGTCAGACTTTAACTTGGCATTATTGGCCTTTTCCTGCGCAAGCTGTGCCATAAGGCTTTCAACTGTAAGTTCATTGCCGTTGCTGTTATCCTCCGGCTTGGTTGTCTGAGTCTGCTGCTGTGTACCGGAAACCTGAGTAGTAGGCTGTTTCTGCGGTTCTGTCTGAGTCTGCTGCTGTGTCTGGTTCTGAGCTGCTGTACTGTTTACATCTGCCATAATTGACCTCCTGCGTTTGAACGGTTCTCTCCGTATAAATTTCTGCGTTTTTTTACTTGCGTCTCTGCAAGACAATAGTTGTATGCGTTTTGTAAGGATTTTCTCTAACCCGTTATGTGATAGGGATTTCTCCCTGAATAACCGAAAAATGAGCCGGACACGATTCATCATCACATCCGGCTCATAGGCTCTAACTGTATGAAGTTAGTTTTTCTTTGCTGCCTTTTTGGCAGTGGTTTTCTTGGTGGCAGTTTTCTTTGCAGTGGACTTCTTAGCTGCCGCTTTCTTATCAGAAGATTTCTTCGCAGTCTCCTTTTTGGAAGCTGCTACTTTCTTCTTATCGTCCATTTTCTTCTTGCCTGCTGCCGTCTTTTTGCTTGCTGTTGCCATTGGCTCTACCTCCTAATTTATAATTCTACGCACCGGCAGTTGATTATTTCATCTATCGGTGCGCCCATACTATCATCAAGTGGGAACATCATTTTGTACCCATTGATGGTAAAAGGCTCATTTATCGGAACTGTCTGCCCGTCAGCCTCCCAATGGCTTACCCGGACACGTTCATCTCTCATGCTTACCCATGTATGGGTGGTCTGTTTCTTATCCACGAGGTTCTGATGATTTATCCAGTTATATATCCAGTTTGTCTCATTCAGGGCGATCTCCGTGGCTCTAACCTCCGAGAACATCCTTTTTACACTTTTTGGAACATCCTCTTCTTTCATCATGCCACCGGTCATGCGAGACATTTTATAATCATCGTTGCCGTTGGCATTTGCAACTGCCCTCTCTGTGGCTTCCTGAATATACTTTGAAAATCTGTATGCCTTTTCCCTTACTTCTGTTTCGTACTGATATTCCGGCATCATGGCAAAATAGAGATCCATGAGTTCATTTTCATAATCAGCACTCGTCTTTTCGTAAAGGAAAATGCCGGAAATAAGATTGAGGAACTGTGCTGCAAAAAAGTCTACAAGTGCATTTATAAACTCCTTGGCGGTTTTCTTCCGGCGGAGCTTATCGTCTTTGAGAATGTTCATTTCGTCAAAGTATTCAACCGGATTATACATAGTTCACACCGCCTATTCTTCTACCATTGCAGTCTTACTTGGCTGCTTAGATTCCTCTGTCTTATCTTTTTCCGTGTTGTTCTCCCCACCGTTCCCCTCTTCATCCTTGTATGCGTTAGGGTTCGGTTGCTGTGTCTTTTCCTCCTTGGAGGCAAGTTTCTTCTGTATGCCATCAATAATAGGCTTACTGTCAACCCATGCCTGTTGTGGATCTGTGAACAATCCAACAGTGTTGAATGATGTAAGACCGTCTACTCCGGCATTAAGCAATGCCACGAGTGAATTGGTCTTAGACACCAAATCATAGGTTTTTGTACGGCAGAAACGGATTTCAACATCTGCTGTCTCTATATCTTTCAGGCCGTCATACGGTCTCTGATCTGTCTTAATGATTTCGATTGCCAAATCAATGAGCTGCATTTCCGGCTCAGTGAATAACTGCTCAACCGTCTTTGCGGAAATCTCCAAGCACTGCCATCCATTGGATAGCTGCATTGCACCGGTTGTTGAACCGCCGCTTGCCTCCTGCCATGACGGTGTAGAGGTAATCTGCTCCAACTGAGAATTGAGATGGTCCACAAGTTTCTGAACCTCACTCTCATTCAATGTCTGATTGAGGTAAGTGATCTTTGCCTCCTTGCCGTCCCCGGTACTCTTTGTCATAATGACTCCATCGCCATCTACGAGGTTTTTCTTGCCCTCTTCATTTACCTGGCAGTTGTGCATCCAGAGTAAACTCTGAACGTGTTGCAGAATATCATTGATACGGTCAGAATCCACAAGATTCATTGCGTCCATCAGTGGGATAACCTTTTCAAAAATACCCATGCGGTCATTCAGATAAAATTCAACGACCGGTATTCTTCGGAGTGGGTTTGGTGCGATATTCTCTTTAAGATGATAGTCTGTCGTGTTCAACTCATGCTCAATGGTATAACAGAAATTCTTTGAGTATGCCGTAAGAGTAATTGTTCCATCATCATGTACGGAATAGGTGCATCCAAGCACTGGTTCTCTATATGCGTCATTTGAGTACACCACAAAGGTTGTAAGTGGACTTGGAACCAATAGTTCAAATGGAGAATATCTGCTCTTATTTCTGTTCGGCAGCATCATCTGGTAGCCGACACCGCAGATAAACAAGTTTCTTCCAAGGGCAATATCTTTTGCCGCTTTGCTCTGCTCCTGCATCATTTTATTGAGCATGGCGATCTTCAAATCGTCAATATTCTCTCCATCGTCCTCATCCTTTTTCTTCAAAAATCCG